TTAACCCATTCGTAAATATCAATCATGGAACCAGGAAATACAGATCCCCAATTATTTTTACGATAGTTTTTATCGCCTTGTTCATACCATTGATACTTAACTGTGCGTAAATCCCACCATAACTCTCCCACATGGTCGTCAGTCCAGTTTGAATTAGTATCAATATTATTATCAGTAAAACCTATTGAATAAATGGCTGGATCACTTATTAACTTGTACGTGATTTCTTGATCAGCAATTCCTGATATATTACCTCTTAAGGGATGAATTACATCCAAATAAGTTAATACTGAGTCAGTCACGGTATCAATTAACATGACTTGTTTAATAGAATCCAATTTTACTAAATCTTCTTGATATCTTGTTTTTTTCCATCCTGTAATTGATGAATTAATTTTATCAAAATAATAAACTGTACTGTTTATTGCTGGATTACTATATGCCGGTGACCCAATTAAAATTCCTGTAGAATCTATGACGATACTTCGGCCAAAATTAGTACCATTAACTGTTGACACAGTGTCTAATTCTTGAGCTGCAACAAACCTATTTCTGTATCGATTGTAAAGATATACTACTCCAGAATCATTAATAGTGTCGTAAAAGATTGTAGAATTTAAATCAAATGTAATTGTATTGTCAAAGTCAACAGGTACTCTAACTCCAGATCCTAATGTAGATATAACTAACGAATCGTTTAATGAATTAATACTTATATCAATTCCAAATTGTAATCCCTGTGTTGCTATAGGATTTGTAATATTTTGATCATGAACAAAATTATCAGCAACTTTTTTATAGATAAACACAGTACCCAATGTAGCATCATAATTGATATTTCTAGGTGCTGATATAAACACATAAGTGCCGTCGCTCGACACTAATACCTTATATCCAAAATTTGAAGATGATATACATGGAGATGTAATTTGCTGTTTGAAAGTTAATGCAGATCCATTATAAGAATATATTCTTACAAACCCCTGAGTGTTTGAATTACCAAGACAACTTATTGCAACAATAGATCCATCATCTGATCCACTAATACTATATCCCCATTGAGATCCTAATGTAATTCCAGGAATATTAATTGTGGCCAATAATGTAGCACTTACAGTAGTTGTTGAATTAATTCGGTAAGCATATACTGTACCAACATTAGTAGTCAATGTTCCAGGTGCTCCAACTAACAATAATTTATTTGTCGACGTATTCCTTTGAACATACATTGAAGAACCAAATCTTGCATAATTAATGGGAGACGGATTTGGAATTACTAATTGTTCTATACTCCTACTAGTGTCAAAATCAAGAGCACTAATTTTAATAAGGCCGCTTTGAACTGCTGACGATGTAGTTGCTGCTGCTGGAGCACTTGCAAATACAAGTCCTTGATTAGTATTTAAAAATTTTATATCATCATAAATTACACAATAACCAAATTCCGAGTCAGTAGTTAATGAATTGTCTTTTGTTGCGGTAACATCATCTAAATAAAAGAAAAATTCATTTATAATTCCAAAATCGCTAACAGTAAATAGAGATACTTTACCATATTCGTTATTTTGATAAAATCCTGGTGAGCCAACTACTACTAAATTAGATCCTTCTCGTTTGCTAACACTCCACCCCATTTTTTGATCAGTGTTTCCGTTAGGTAGACTTGATGGTGCAAATGGTACATAATTATCAACTTTTTCATAAACTGCCCACTTGCCGGCATTATCATCATCTATCCAGATTTTACTACCTTCTGGCAATCCTAATATTTCTCTATTATTAGGCAAATTATCAAAAGTGGAATATCTAACACTTGCAAATCTAAATAAATTTCCAGTAATACCGTCTGTATAATTTATATAAGTTGCTGAGGATGCTACAGAAAAACTGTTATTAGCTTGAACTTCAGTAACTACATATATTCCATCAAGTGTGGGATCATATCCAGTAATTGATATAATTTCATTTACAGATATATTATGGTATGTATCAGTTATAATGTTAATACCAGTTCCGTAGTCATTAATAACTGCTGCTGTAATTATTGCGTTACATACAGAATATCGAACTACATCCCAATCAGTACTTGATGCAAATCCAACCCATATCGTATCACCTTCTTTAAAAATTACTGACGAATTTGTAATTGAATTAATTAAATTTTCAAAAGTTAAAACAGTGTATGTAACATCATCTAATCGTACATATCCTGCCATAGGCATAACAAAATCGTTATCTAAATAAGTTCCAGTAGTAACTGGAAAAGTTACTGAGCTTACATAATTTTCTGGAGTAATTTGCCATGTAGATGCAGTACTATAAAAAATTAAATTATTAGCAGCATTATCAGGAAGGTTATCAGAAAATTCTAAAATCTGTGGATTATCAACAAAGGTACCTTCCTGTAATTGAACTTCTAATTCATTATAAGTAGAATATGATCCATATTTTCCTATACGAAATGCCCATTCTTCATTATAAGTAAAATTACCTTGATAGCTGTTTGTTGTAGATTTAGATAATTTATATATAGAATTCTGAGTTCCTTTTTCTTTAATAAATCCTTGATAAAATTTATATTGAGCAGTGGGGTCTATAATGATGTTATTCAAATAGGGTCTAGGTGTATACCCAGTTAAATGCTGCGCTAATCGTTTTTGTCCTTCATCAAAATTATTGATATCTAAATTGTAAAAATCTGAAAATTGATTTATCTTATAATCTAAATTTGGCAATAATCCAGAAGATGGTTTCTCAGTTAAAAGTTTCCATTCGTTAAAATTGAAAGATTCAGTACCATATAAATTTCTTATTGCAGTATAATAATTTCCAGAATATATTACTGTGGACCCTGCTTTATAATCAATAAGTTGTTGCCATTTAGATATTGTAGCAGAATCATACACAAATCCCGGGCTAAAATAATCACCTAACCAGTTACTGGTTCTAAAACCATTTAACTGCATACGTTGCTGATAAGATCCTGTTTCAATGCTGTAAATTACATCACTAAAAATTGATGTATTATTAAAAATTATTCCATGTTCTTTTTGTACAGATCTAAAGGTTGCAAAATATATACCTTCAAGTGATTCTCCCATAGAAATTGTACATAATCCACTATCGCGATTTACTGATATTTTATTCTTAGGTATTAAATTACCGCTAGAATTTAAAATCTTATAATCATAAAAATTATCAAATATATTATTAACTACTGAATTTGGATATCCATATGTTACTTTGTTTGCAAACGGACTCAATGTAATTACGTTATTATTTGCCCAGTTTTGTGTAGTCCAATATAAAAATTCTTTAGCTGAAAAATTCCAATCAATTACAGCTTCAAAATCTTTATTAAAATCTTCAAAAACAAATCCTTGATCTTTTAACCATTCACCGTAGCCAATAATTACATCATAAACATCTTGTATTGATGTTAATTGGGTTCCATAAGGAATTGTAATCGTAGTATTCTTATCAAAATTATATGCAATTTGTACAGTGGCCCCACCAGTAAGTGGTAATTCTGGCAACCTTTGAAAATACGTTAGATTAAATGCCGAACTAGATCTATGAGATGATTTAACAATATAGAAAGAATTTTCATACTTGACTATTTGCCCTTGATTATAAAATATTGATGTTGGAGACGATTGTGCAGTTGTTGTTTCAGCAGAATTTAATCCAGTTTTTCCAGTTGATTCTGATGCCACCCAATTAACATATGGTGAAGAAACTCCACCAATATTAAGTGTAGGTGAATTTGAATTTCGTACTGCTGGATAATAATTAAAATATGGATTAGATAAATCGTATCCTTTTATCAAATAATTTCCATTAGATTTTTGAATTATTAATCCAGATATATTAATAAATTTAATAGGATTGCTTACATTTAAAATTAACGAATAATCATTTTTTGATAATACTGCACCTGGTCCAGGTGAGATTGGATCAATTGCATCGATTGTAATTTCTAAAGAATTCTTGCTAACAAACCCGCCAACCTTATGAAATAATTTGTAATTAAAATATTGTATATCAGATTTAATTTCTGATATATAATTTAAAGATCTTTTTAAACCGTTTTCCGCAATATAGACTCCATATCCCGCTATAAGGGTATCAGTGTTTTCTGGTATGACAATCTTTTGAATATTTAAAAATTCATTATTTGATCCGTAAGTCCATTGATCAGATTTATTTTTAGTCATCCTACTTACATCATACATTAAAGATGTATAACGCAGCGGAGACGTTAATGCCATTAATTTCTGTAAGGCAAACGGCCAAAAACTACTACGTCTCCAAGCAGTTTCTGCTGGTCCTTGATCACCAAATATCCAAGATTGTCGTATAGTATACGGAGTAAAATTAGATAATAAAAAATTAGATGGGTCTAATAAATTTCCAGAATCATCTACAGGAATTATTTGATTTAATCCACGTCTTGAATAAATTTTATTAATAGTGCCGTTTATATTTCCAGCTGCAATTTGATTCCACATGAGGGTATTACCCGATGTATACGGCGGCAGGCCATATTTAGAATCCCACCATGTTGGCTTTTCCGAAATGCCTAACATTTCCCATGGATGTGTATGCGGACGATCAGTATCGTAAAAATATTTGTATATTGATCTCCAGCTGCCGTTAACCTCTGAGTCAATAAAACTATTATATGATCCTAAATAATTCCATGTAAAAGGTTTATCTTCATTGAACGTTGAATTAGTTTCAGAATCTATTGAATAAGCACCAGTCCAACTAATAAAATCATCTCGCAATATATCAATTAATTCTTCTGAAGAATATGATGTTTGTCTAAATGCTCCTGGCAATATAGAATTATAATCAAATAAATCTGATCGATAGTGAACTTTAATATTATTATAAATTCTTTTTTCTAATTCTAAAATTATGGCATCTCGATAATCATTATATGCAACCATGATGCTGCCATCATGCCCCTGTATAACCATAGTAGGAGTTGAATATGTGTTATCTTCATATATTGATGGAGTATATTTAGGATATAAACCAAGTTTACTAGGTGTTGGAGGAACATAGCTACCAGTAGTGTCAGGATAATATTTTACTACTAATATATCACCTTTAATTAATTTACGTAGTATTTTAACTTTTGAATCAGAATAAACAAATGTATAATCAATACCATATAATAATTGGACATTATTGATGTAGACTAGTAATGAATGCATTCCTAATATTTCAGGATTGTAATCTACACTTAAAGGATATAGAACATTTCTACTATCAGTAACCGTCCATTTTCTAATTATTGAATTGGTGCCATAAGGTACCATATCTGATAGATAATATGAATCAAGTATTCGTTTACTTAAATTCATTTCTAATAAAATAGTATCAACAGCAGATATTGGATCCAATTGATTATCTATAGAAATTATTTTTTGCAAAAATCCTAATTTAAATTGATTATAATCATTAGAAGATTTAGTGAATGCATCTATAATACTGTGTTCTTTTTTTCCTAAAAATAATTGCGGAAATGTTATAGGTGTACTATGTGATACTAATCTGTTACCATAATTTGATATATTTGATATGTCACGTAAGTTACTAGGCCCTGGAAAATCTCCGTAAAATTCAGAAGATTTTTCAACCATGCTTTGTACATGCTCTTGTAATTCAGTTAATGTTACTTTATTAATTCCAAAATTTAATGGATTGTTAGTAAGACTTACTGGTAATTCATACATCCCCAAATCATTTGAAGGTTGATTAGAATATATTTTTAATAAAACATTAGATCCAGCAGGTACATTTTTTAAAAAACTAACATATGATGAACTACCACTATTAGTAATAACAAAACTATTTGGATCCAGTTTTTTAAAATCTACAATAACATCAACACTAAGATCAAGTAATGGCAATGAATCGTCTAAAGATGTAATCTCAATATCTGAAACAGAAGCTTCTGTAATTTGAGATTGTAATATAGGCACCTTATAGTCTGGTACCGGTGTCCAAATATTTTTAAAAAGGCTATCTATTTTAAAATAAGTATTTGCTGTGGGTATACTGATATTGGCTGAAGAATTATTAGTATTAGTAATTGTAATAGTTTCAGAACTAAAATAATTTTCAAATAGATAGCTACCAATTCCTTGGAATGGTGTCCTAAAATCTAAATTTATACCTAATATTTTATCAACTGGATTTGTACCAATTGCAAAACCAAAAATTTTGCTGCCTTTAAAATCACTTACATATTCGCTGTAACTTTTTCCTTGATTATCAAATAGATCAAATAACGGAGGATTATTGATCTTAGTATGTTGTTGAGCATATACCCATTTGGTTCCATTGAACCTCCAACAAGTTCCACTATATTTGCCACCGTTTAAAATAGTTACACTATAATTTAATAAAGGTATATTATCAGATGTAGGTGTTAAAATTAATTTTGAATTGCCATCGTATTGTTGAAAAGATACTTGATATATTCTACCTTGAACTAATGGGTCTGTATCTGCATTAAATATTACTCGATGTCCGTCTTCTATCTTAACACCGTCTATATAAAATCCTGCAGACCCTTCAACTATACTAAATGCATCTACGGTAACATTATCAATAAAGTCAACATTAGCAACTGCCCGTGTTCCAAAATTAAACAATTTTAAATCAGCAACAAATTCAATAATTGGTCTTTTTGCTCTATTTTTTGACGGGTATACTGCTTGAACCCCGTTTGCTAGAGCTGATAAAGTTATAACATCTCTGTGTACCCATCTATTATATCTGGACCACGGATTTAAGTCAGCACTTGCTCGATTTATAGTAATATATTCCGGAGTTACTGGTAATGTTGTAGCACCATCGAATGGAAAATCATCAAAATTTCCTGCATCAAAATTTTCATTGTAAATTGTAGATATAATTCCCGGAGTTGATAAAGTTGCATAGTCAATTAATTTAATTGATGTTCCCACACCTTCAACAAAAAATTGTTTATCTTGATATTGTTTAGATATTTTTGATCCTTTAAATCCTATTATCATACCATTAGATAAAGGAATATAGGAAAAATTTGAAATAAATTTATATTCTGATTGGCCAATAATGCTTGATTCCACTATTAATGTATCACTAACAATTAATATTGGATCTGGTCCAGTTATTAGCCAGAAATATTCTTGATAATTTATTAGTTTGTCCCAATCTATATGTGGATCATATGAAAAAAGATCTCCGTTAAATAATCGATCTAAATTTGATATGTTTCCACCACGGGCCTGTATTTCGTTGTACAAATCATCATAACTAACGACATCTTGAACATCGTTATCAGAATTATTAATTATCAACGCTGGAGATATTTGATATTTCCTAGAATTAGGTACATAATAATCGCCCGACTTATATGTGGGAGTTATTTTAGTTCCCACATACCCGTTTATTCTTTCTACTTGTGCAGGCTGTATTAATTGATCTAGTGTACTTGATAAAAATTTTGAATTTTTATCAGTTTTAAAATAATCTGGTAACAGATCAATTGAACGAAATGTAGATGTTGTCATTCTTATATTCCACTACCGGTTATTGTTGATTTAGAATTTAATTGTGTTGCAGTAATTGAAGAAATTACTTGTATATCAGCGGCAGTTGCACAGCTTATAAAAATTTCATTAGTTTGACATGCAATTTCATAAAAATTCCCAAATGCAATTGATGTATTCACTGGAATTATTAAGAAATTAGTAATATCAGGTGATAATAAATTCATCACATAAGTGCTTAATTCACTAAAATAAAAATTCTGTCCAAAATCCCAATGTTCTAAAGCAAAAAATCCAGTAATTCCATTTAATATTTTAGTAATTATATCATGCGAACTTAGTGTACTAGTTGGGCTTTGAACTGCTTTAAATGTTGCTTGCAAATTAATATCTGCTGCAGAACCAAAAAGTAATTTATAACTAGCAGACTGAAAAATCATTTGATCACTAATTGCCTTAATGGGCTCTAAATATCCCGCATAATTGTTTTCTAAATCAGCAGTAGTTAATGGCAGTGGCATAGACGCTGCACTTGCTCCATTTAAAACCCAATTTCTAAAATTAATATCATAAGCACTGGTTAACAAATAAACATCAATTATGTTGCTCTTGCTTGGATCAATTCGAGTTTCTTGACTACTGTTATGAAGATATTGAAATTTTAAATTTGATCTACCAGGGTATACAATATATTTTGATTCTTCTTCGCCATAGACCCACGGGTTATATGAATTATTAATAGTAGGCATGTACGTGTTTATTACATTATAATCAGAACCATAAAAATAAAATAAATCGCCGGCCATTGGCGTTATTGTGTTATTGGCTATATGAAGGTTGGCTGCATCAGGATTTGGATAAGATGTAAACATCTCACTATCAACTAATTTATAAGTTAAAGTATCAGATTGTTGTTGAAAATATACAAATTTATCCAAGTAGCCAGTTAATGAATTAACAGAGTTATCTAATACAATATTATTAAATGAATCAGGATCTGAAATTTGTCCAGAAGTATTAAAATCATAAAAACTTACTTTGACTTTTTTTGGCTCAACATAACCATCTGGCTGAATGATACTATTATCAATTTGCCAATTATAATCATTTTCTAAAGATAGAGATGTTGTAGTATTAACAGTATTGATTGATAATATTGTAATTTGATCTTTAATAATTGTGTTGGTTTGAAAATCATAGTTAACTGAATTATTATCTATAAAAAATCCAGTTTGATTTTCACTTTCAAAAATATAATCAATCAATCGATATCTTACTACGTATGATGTTCCAACCCAAGTAAATGCGATCATCCAACTAGAATCTCTATTTTCGTTATCAACGTTATTTTGATAATCTAAACTGAAAGGCCTTGTTAAGTCTAAGTTACTATCTGAAATAATATTCCAATACCTGTTTGTAGAATCAAATGATAGTCCGAAATTACGCTGAACTAAACAAAGGTTAACTAACTCTGATTCAAATGAATTGGATAACGATGTTAAAAATACTGGAATAATTTCTACAGGAACTGCTAATGTAGAAATTGTTTTATTAAGTGTTATAGGACCAGTTCCATTAGATAATATCCCAGCACCATTATTTGATCCATCGCTTATTACAGTGACTACAGTTGCCCATATATAGTTGCTAGTCTTATTAGATTTATTAGATACAATAGTCCCGTTAGATAAAAAGTACTTACCAGTTGGTGGTTGAAATTTTATTAATGCTCCAGATTTCACAAACGATAGATTATTACTTGTAAAACTTCCAACAGATACAGGAGTATTGTTTATTGAAAAATATCCCTGACCTTGTGTTCCTGATTTATTAACTTGAACCCAAGATGCTGCTAATGGAGTAAGAGACTCTCGAGGATATTGATCCAAATAAAATGAACGAAAAGCAGTAGATAATAAAATAGGTTCTAATTTTCTTTTAATAACTGAATAAATATCACCCTGATTAGTATAGGAAAATATAAAATTTTGTTCAGTTTTATTTTTATAAATAATCCCATCATCTGCAAATATATTTGTTTTACTATATTTTCCACTGACATCACTAAGGTCAAAATATTTGCTAACTCCACTAGTGACTCTTGCTACACTTTTTACTTTAAGAATTTCACTGCCTATACCCAAAGGTGCAATATTATAATCTTCAGCAGTGACCATTCTATTTTGTGTATAAAATGATCTAGGCGCATTTAATCTTATACTATCGTTTGATTCTGGTCCTGAACTGTTGTTTACGGTATATTGTAAACTTAAGATTAATGTTAAAGTCTGCGGAGTTCCACTTTTATTAATATATGGAATATTAACTGTGACACCAGACATATTTTCTGGTTTAATAATATAATTAAGACCATTACTTTGTCGATAATATAAGGCAAATCTTCCCTGTGGTAAATTTCCAAAATTTCCATCAGAAAAATTTAAATTAATCTTATCATCATTCTGTGTACTCACACTATAAAAATTACGAATACTAGAATTTAAACTATTGTATATAACATTATTCCCCGTTACTGAAGGAACTTGTTTCCACATATTTGAATAAGAATCATTAAGCCCTAACTGCCATAGCCACAAATCAGTATCATTAATATTATTAATATCAACTCCAATAATTTCATTAGGCACGGGGTTAGTAATTTCAAAATAACTTGTACCTATTGTACCTTGTTTGAAATGACAAAAGAATCCGGTGTTATGACTAGAATTTCCTTGATTATCATTTTGATACAATACAGAAAATTGATTCCCAGGCTGTGGATTTTCTTCATAGATAAAGGATTTATCAGAAAAGGCCGACCCAACAATTTCAAAATTCATTGAAATTCCATTAATGCTTTTTGTAAAACCAAAAACAGGAACATCTGTATTAGCACTATCAATACGGTATTGCTGTGTAAATATCCCGTTAACTATTGCTTGATCTGTAGGAACACCAAAAGACGACGGGGACATCAATGATGCATTAAAAATGGAAATAAATTGCTGATACCAGTTTGCATTAGTTGAATCGTTCCACACTATTGTGGCATTTGATAAATTATTTCCCGCAGAATCAAATACGTTATCAGTTGTTGATATTGCAACAACTTTTAATAAACCGCTGGCTGGCACATTTCTCTTGGGAAAATAACTAATTAATTGTGCCAGTTGTAATATACTATCCCTACGGGTAGCAGTTTCTAAAAAATTCTCCCTGGCATTTAAATCTATACGAAAACTTAAATTTTGTCCTAAAAACGCAATTAAGTCAACTAGCGCAATATATTCACTACTGTCAATAAAATCGTTAAAATCTTCTGGATAATTTTCTTGTAGATATGAAATTAACACACGGCGTAATGTATCATAATCATAGCTTTGAAACTCTGCATTAGAATACGACTGATATAATGTTTTCCAATCTTCAGTGATAAGAATTTTAGATTTTGTTGATGGAATGGTCATATGTATTGCTCTATAGAGTATTTATTGCAAGGATAAAATACGCATATTATTGTGCTTTAAGCCCAATTTGTTGATCAAACGTAAGTGATAGATTAGTTGATTGATTAGTAGTTTTGGCAACTAGTGTCATTTCTATCAAATAACCTCGCTCATATTCTCTGATGTCAATTTGAGTAGGGTAAACTCTAGGATCACTTTTACAAATACTAACTACATCGTTTTCTATCAATTGCCTAGTTTGTTCAGTTAGTGGCTCAAATAATACATTCCAAATATTGCTGCCAAACGTGGGATTCATTACCCTTTCCCCAGGTCGAGTATTAAAGTAATTAATAAGATCCTGTTTAATTAATTCAAAATCAAAAAGTTTGTTACCCGGATTTTTAGGATTCACTGTACTGAACCCAGTGTATAGATGTTTCTGATTTACCACATCTGGTTGTACGGGTGAATTATTTTTAATAATAAGGTTTTTGTAGGGCATAGTGTAATATTTATCTGGTAAATTTTACTTCGGCTTCGGCGGGAAAAGTTCATTTGGGTCTAAGTCAAAATCATATCCACTCTTTCTTAAAATTTCAGTGGCCAGCCGCTTATGCTGAGTGGCCCTAGCGCCAACCATCGCTACACTAATATATCCAAGATTTGTTGGATCAAAATATTTTTTATTACTTTCATAAAACTTTTTATCTTGGGCGTTTTTTGAGTCTGCGCTTACTAAAACGTCTGGTCTATTAGCATATGCCGGAAGAAACACTGTAGTATATATTCGTGCCTCATTAGCGCCTTCGGGTAAGCCGGCCGCCGCAAGAAATTTTTCAACATAGTTTAGTTGTTTAGATCTGCTCATGTTGCTTAACTCTTCCCTGGTTGTCCCTAAGCCGTTTGCGGTGGCAGGCATAAACTGTATTAGCCCCATTGCCTTACCGTCTGACAAGTTTGCCTGTGCTGGGTTCATGGTCCCGCCAGTTTCTGAATGCATTACTGCAATTAAATCTATAGGCCAGACTCCCAATCTTTCTGATACATAAAGTACTTTATTTAAAAACTCAGAATCAGTAGCCCATGGTTTTAGTTCAGTTCCAACCATTCCGCGATCAACTCCTGCTTTAAGCAGTGGTAACGGAACAGTGCCAGCGGCACGGGTTGTAAATCGGGGACCACTTGGTAAGGTTAACACTGATCCGCCACCAGATGCATCTGTATTTGCAGAAGAAAATGCTTCTCGATCTAAATTTTCATGCTGTGACCATGGCTCACGCTGAGGCAAACGGACCATTGCAGAAACAGTTCCTGATTTTTTAGTTTCATCGTCTGGTGCTAAAGTAGTATTTGGATTTAAAAATAATGGTATGCCAGGAGGTTTTTCAGTATCAGCATAGTATCCTATAACTCTTCTGCTGCCATTATAGATAGCCATACGGACTGCATCTATTGTTATGGTAGCTGTAGTAAATAATGATACTGTTTTGTCTGCTTCAATGGTCACTGACTCGTGCAGCGACTCTATACTAATTCTGCCAGTGCTAGTTGACGTAATGGCTCCGTTTGCACTCATACTCAAATTTGATCCTACCGTTAACGTATATTTTCCAGGTGTATGAGTGAGTATCTCACTAGCTTCAGAATTTAGATTAGCACTAGCATGTAAATTAATATTTTGATTGGCTACAATATTAAAATTTCTACCTGCATGTAAATTAAAATCTCGATCTGCTTTAAGATTAAAATCTGCTTGAGTATGTATTGATACGGAATCATCAGCATATATATCAATCTTACCATCACTGCTAAATTCTAGCCAAGCAGTGCCTTTAGAATTACCAATATAAATTAAATCAGCAGTATTATGCATCAGTAGTTGATGCCCAGTCCTAGTGCGTAATCTAATTAGTTCATTTTTACCATCAATGTCACCATCGTCCATAACAAAAGAACTGCCACCTAGTCTACTAATTGGTGTTTGTTTTGATCTGTCGCTTCCATATCCTATTACACCTTTTGGTCCAGTGGGATCTAATGGTCCAGGTGTGCTAATTCCAAATACCATACTAGGCTGTTCTCTTCTAGCACTGCTAGAAGTAACTCCCCGGATATCGTCAAGTAATAATCCCTGCTTTGTTAATACATCAGCAAACGGATGAACTGGACGACTTGCTGATGCTATATCAGGTAATTGATTTTTTATTTTATTATATTCTGCAACCGGTAGTGATGTTGATCCTTTGTAGTTAGTTTTTTGATCTGGACTAAGAGGTTTAAATTTTGGAGATGCTGCAATTCCCGGCACCATATTATTTTGTAAAAATTCAGGTATACATCCTATCCAATAACCTTGATTTGGATCAGAATCAACAAAAATAACCATAACAGTGGTGCCAACATCTGGTGGTATCATCCACATACCATAACTTTTTTGAGTATCATTATACGACGAATCGTTATTGCCCAAGAATTTCCAAGACGTAACACCGTAAAATGGAGTCATGTATTTTACACTATAGGTATTGGCTTTAACATTAGCAGGTGCCGGACGACGTGTTTTTAATATCACTTCTAGACCACCCATATATGAATTGTCTAAATGATTAACGACTTCGGCCAAATACGGACCAGGAGTACTTAGTTTACTAGGGGTTCTTTCCATTTTTATTATTTT